CTTTGCGTCATATGTCCGCATGATGGCCCCGATCATCGTCCCGGACTTTAAATGGGGGCGACACATCGACGTAATCTGCCGCGAATTGCAGCGTTGTGTCGATCAGGGCGGTCAGAGGATCATGGTTTTTCTCCCGCCACGCTCGTCCAAGTCCCTGATCTCGTCCAGATTGTTCCCATCGTGGTACATGGGCCGCAATCCTGCCCACGAAATCCTGACGATCAGCCATAATGAGCAGCTATCCTCCGATTTTGGCCGGTCAGTCCGTGATCTGGTGGCGACACCGGAGTTCGAGGAGGTGTTCGATGGCGTTCGTCTGCGAAAAGACGCCAAGGCTGCGGGTAAATGGAAGACAAACAAGGGCGGCTCGTACTTTTCGGCTGGTGTTAAGTCACAAATCGCTGGTCGCGGTGCCCATGTCGCTATTATCGACGATGCCATGTCAGAGGAGGACGCATTCTCCGACTCAGGCCGCGAATATATCAAGAATTGGTACCCATCCGGCCTACGAACCCGACTTATGCCCGGTGGTTCTATCGTCATCATCAACACCCGGTACCACGACGACGATCTCTGCGGGTGGCTGCTGCGAAATCAAGGCAATGAAGAAGTAGAAACTCAACCATGGAAGGTTATCAAGATTCCTGCATGGGTAGACGACGAGGCATCGGACCTTCTGGGACTTCCGGTGGGGTCGTCCTACTTTCCTGAATGGAAATCCGACGAACTGCTCCGACAGGACGAGGCAGAAATCCGGTCGAATAACGGGGCCAAGTACTGGCAGTCCCTCTACATGCAGAATCCGACACCGGACGATGGCGGCATCGTCAAGATGGGCTATCTACAGCCGTGGAAGTCTGAGGAACCACCTAACTGTGAGTTCATTGTCCAGACACTGGATACGGCATTCAGTACCAGACAGACCGCCGACGAATCTGTCATACAGACATGGGGCATCTTCCACACACAGCAGACGGATTCGGCTGGTGTCGAACACGTAGTCGCCAACCTGATACTACTCGGCAACGAACACGGACGTTGGGAGTACCCGGAACTCCGTGCCCTCGCACAGGAAGAGTACGAACACCACAGGCCAGACCTGATGATTATCGAGAAGAAAGCATCGGGCCAGTCACTCATCCAAGACCTGCGTCGTGCCGGACTGCCGATCATGGAATACAGCCCGGATCGTGATAAGGTCAGCCGTGTCAATGCTGCAACACCCCTGATGGAGTCTGGACGTATCTGGATACCAGCCGACAAACAATGGGCTGACGATCTGTTGAATCAAGCCTTGCGGTTTCCGGGAGGCAAACACGACGACATGGTTGACGCCATGACCATGGCAATTCTGTATGTCAAGGACTCATGGCGTGTCGAACATCCAGACGATCCGGATTGGGAGGACGAACAGCCACGGAAAAAACGCGGCGGTTATTGGGTACTACCCGGCAGGGCCGTATAATTTCGGCTATGGCTGACGACATCAAAGGACTAGTAGAATCGGTACAGGACTACCTCGGCAAAGGCGGTCTTGACGAAGATGTTCGTTCTGTTATCGGCCCACACGCCTACGAAGGACTGTCAAATATTGCAGCACTAGCAAACTTTTTTGGTCCCGGTGCAGACATTGAAGCTATCGCAAGTGAATCTGAAAAAGTTATGGAAGGTGATCCAGCAGCGTTTGTCGGACTTCCGGCTGCATTAGCCATGACGGTTCTTCCCGGATCGAAGAGTGGAATAGAAGAAGTTGTAGAGAAAACTTCAGACGCCGTTAGTCCGGTTCGTCGCGTCGTAGAAGACCTCCCACAAAAAGTTCAAGCAGACCTGCCAAAGCAGCCAAAAAGTAAATCATCTGTTTATGGCTATCACGGCACGGTAGGACAGCGCGAAGGTGATGAGTTCTTTGATATTAACTTTGCCCGACCACAAGATCAGTTCCTTGGCGAAGGATTCTACTTCACCATTGATCCTAAAGTTGCAGAAGAGTACGCAAATATCCGTTCTATCAAAGACCTTGAGGATATTCCATCGAGCGTGGCAAGTCAGGCTGGACTTCCCAAGGGTGCAATGCGGACATCGCAGGGTAGTGTTGTTACAACAGACAGCATGATGAAGGGCGTGGATATTAAAGGTAATCCAATTTCTGCCGGACAAAATATTGCCAGATTCGATCTTGGCGGAATTAAGAAACCATATGTCGTTAAGTCCAACAAGGATCGACTCTGGGCCAAAAAGAACATCGACAAGCTAAAAGAAGATGGATACGACTCAATACTATTTGATGACTTCAAAGATCGTTCCAAACAAATTATGGTATTCCCAGAATATATTGATACAATCAAGTCAATGCGTACCGGTGGGCTAGTCCAGCGTAATCCCTATAACTACGAACCGAAGGCAATCTGATGTCACTCGTTGAAAACTATGGCCCAATGCTTCCTCCGGGTCTTGAACTAGAAATGGAAGAAGGCCTCCAAGGCCCCGAAGGGGCAGAGTTCGAGATGGAGATGGACGACATCCTTGTCGAGGGAATGTCGCCTGACGACATGGCGTTCATGGCGGCTATGCAGGAAGAAGTTACGGTAGAGGTTGAAATTCCTCACTTCGCCAACCTTGCAGAGTACCTTGGCGAGGAAGAGTTGTCGGACCTTGCAGACAAAGTCATCGAAGGATTCGAGGCCGACAAGGACAGCCGTTCTGAATGGGACGAGACGCTGACCCGTGGTCTTGATCTGCTGGGTCTAAAGTTCGAGGAGACCGGCACGGCATTCGAGGGGTCGTGTGCGGCAACACACCCGCTGATCATCGAATCCGCAGTCAAGTTCCAGTCGAAGGCCAGTCAGGAACTTCTCCCTGCTGCCGGTCCTGTCCGGACGCAGATCATCGGCGATCCTGACAGCCAGATCGTGCAACAGGCCAATCGTGTCCGTAAGTTTATGAACTACGAACTTACCGAGATGATGCCCGAATACTTTGACGAGATGGAGCGTATGCTGTTCCATCTTCCTATTGTCGGATCGGCAATCGTAAAGATGTATTACGATGGTGGTCTGGAACGACCGACTGCCGAACACATCCCCATCGACCAGTTCTATGTGAACTATTCTGCGACGGACCTGCGCCGTGCCGACCGGTACACGCATGTCATCTACAAGTCGCCTGTCGATCTACGTCGAGACATTGCCGCCGGTATGTACCGCGACGTTGAGGATTTATCTGAGCAGCCAGACTCAGGCCGATCCGACAACGAAATCTCTGCCAAGATCGACGAGATCATGGGTCTGCACGGCAACAACTCCGAAGACCCGGAGTACACCCTGCTGGAGCAGCATGTCTTCTGTCAGCTTGAAGACGACGATCAGGCCTACCCGTATATCATCACCGTCGAAGAATCCTCACAGGCAGTCCTGTCGGTCCGACGTAACTACCGCGAAGACGACCCCCGTGCCGAGAAGATGGTTCACTTCACCCATTACCGGTTCGTCCCCGGCTTTGGCTTCTACGGCCTCGGCCTGATCCACCTGATCGGTAACCTGACCATGACGGCAACGTCGGCCATGAGGGCACTCGTAGACGCCGGACAGTTCGCCAACCTACCCGGTGGCTTCAAGGCGAAGGGTGTCCGGGTTGTCGGCGACAACGATCCCATCAGCCCCGGCGAGTTTAAGGAAGTCGAAGCACTCGGCATGGACCTGAACAAGGCCATCGTCAATCTGCCGTACAAGGAACCGTCGAACACGCTGTTCCAACTCCTCGGCTATGTCTCCGGCGCAGCCGAGAAGTTTGCCGACCAGACCGATCAGGTACTTCAGGACTCGACCAACTACGGCCCTGTCGGGACGACCATGGCCCTGCTGGAAGCATCGGCCAAGTTCTTCACGGCTGTCCACAAACGACTGCACCACGCCCAGCGTCAGCAGTTCAAGATTCTGGCCCAGATTAACCAGACCTTTGTCCCGGTCAATGGTTATCCATACGCCAGCCCCGAAGGCGACATGATGGTCTTCTCGCAGGACTTCGACGGACGGGTGGACGTATTGCCCGTCTCGGACCCGAACATCCCGAGCCGTGCCCATCGTCTTACTCTTGCAAGTCTGGCCTTACAGCTAGCAGCACAGACACCTCCGGGGACGTTCAACAACGCCGAACTGATCCGTCAGGTGCTGGAGGCAGCAGACTTTCCGAACATTGATCAGGTCATTCCGAAAAAGCAGTCGGCACAACCGGCTGACCCGGTGACCGACATCATGAACGCCACCAAGGGCGTCCCGATTGCCGCCTTCCCCGGTCAGGACCACGAGGCCCACATTCAGGTTAAGACGGCCTTTCTCAACGATCCGACCTCTGGCAAGTCGGAGGCACTGAAGCAGTTTGCCCCGATCATCGCCGCCAACATTCGTGAACACACAATGCTCCGCTACAAGGAACAGGTCGAGGGTGTCGTTGCCCAGACCATGCCGCCCGAGCAGTACCAGATGGCGGTCCAGCAGGGTATGCAGGATCAGATCATTGCACAGGCGGCGGCACAGGTTGCACAGGCCAACCAGTCACTGGCCGGTAAGGGCAAACCGGAAGAGATGCTTGTCCAGCTAGACGCCGAACGGCTCCGACTAGAGCAAGAAAAGATGCAGCTTGATGCTATTAAGAATGCGTCAGACATTGCTCTGAAAAATAGGACGCTAGACCTGAAGGAAGATCAGCAGCGTATGTCGGCCCTAAAGGACGGTATTAAGCTGATGTCCGACAAAGAAGAAAAGGCACTTGATCGTGAAGAAAATCGTCGTGAAATGCTTCTTGATCTTCTTGCTGATGCTGCCAAGTCCGAGGCCAGTGGTGGCTGATCCTAAACTTAAACCAACGCCCCCGGACCGCGAAGAGTCTGTTTTTTCGTTGCTGAAAGATGCGGGTTTTAGCAACGCAGCTATTGCCGGAATTATGGGTACTATTGAGGTTGAAACCGGCGGTAAGTTCGACAGTTCTCAAAAACAAGGTTCTGGCGGACCGGGCCGTGGACTATTTCAGATGGAGCCGGGTACTGGAAAACTGGATGAATATAAGACATGGCTTAAAAATACAGGACGTCCTGACAGCGCAGACAGCCAAATTCAGTTTTTTCGCGATACCATTTATGATCCGTCAGGGATTAAGAATATTGTCGGAGTAGATGTAGCTGGTTTTGGAAATGCCAAAAAACTTCGTAAAGTATTTGAAACTGACGATCCCGTAAAAATTGCAGAGGCTGTAACAAATTTATGGGAAAAACCGGGTATTCCTCATATGGACAGACGTCGAAAAGCGGCTCGTCTACAGTTTCAAAAACAAAAAGAACCAGCATCTGTGAGGCTACCGGTAAAGGCTACTGATCCTAAATTTAAACCAACGCCTCCGGATCGCAAACCTAGAATTAGGATTCCAGAACTAGAAGGATCAGAAGATACTGCCTCACTACTGTTTGGACTTAGAGACGCAATTAGTAGTTTCTTCAGTGAAGATGCGCCTTCGGGCTACTTGGATAGTACAAACGACAGTCGTAAACTTACCCAAGATGACCAAGAGCAATTTTCAAACCTTATGAACCGCCTTACCCTGCAAGGAAAATAATTATGGCAATTCAAGACGACATCATGGCTCTGCTTTCGCAGGTGCCCGCAGGAGGAGATCGGGCAACGACGCGTCAAGATCGTGGCATCGAACTGTACGAAAATATCGGATCGCTTATTGGCGACAGTCCGAACTATCGCAAGGCACTCCGCGAACTGACAGGTCTTGGTTCGCGTGAAGACATGACGCTTGAAGAAGAAATGCGTAACGACGCGGGCCTATCAGACAGGGTTGCCTCCATCATCGAAAAGTACATGGCGGATGCTGCAACTATCGGAGAAGTTCCAGCCGATATGATCGTAGACGACACCCGCGAAGCCGAGCGGATGCTGGAAACAGCAGGTATGGCTCCGCGTGAAGCAGTGTCAATCGAAGAACTTCCAGCAGCCGCGCCTCGTCAGGCTGTTACTCGTGAACCTCTGCCGCCAATTCCTGATTTTGATGAAGCGGCCCTAGAGTCAATGGGACGAAACATGACCGACATTGAACGCGACATCAGACAGCGTGACGAAGGTCTTGCAGGATTGATGGCCGGTCAGATGGAACCGATTCGTGCGTCCGACATTGAACCTACTGGCGAATATATGCCCGGTGTTGCCAATGCTATGAGGGCTATGCGCGATATGTCTCAAAGTCCTTCTACTCGTCGGCCCGAAGGAATGTCGGAAAAACAGAATGCAGCCTTTACACGCATGATAAAGTCGCAGTTAGCCAACGAAGTATTTCCACGGACCGGAATGACTCCTGAAGATACTTATGATCTTTTCATGAGTGGCGATGGAAAGGGAGTAGGCGAGGTGATGGATCGTATGGGCGGCCCAAGCGGACGCGAATACACAGAAAGCCGTGGACGACTAGTTGAAGGCGAAAGAGAAAATCAGGCTCTTGCACTAGGTGCTATTGCATCTGCTCCTGTTGCGGCACTTCCCGGCCTTGCAGCACAGGTTGGTATAAGAACAGCACAAGTTGCGCGTTTCCTACGCGGCGGAAGACAAGGCGAACAGGCGCTTCGTGAAGCTATTAAAAAGCGTGTATATGCACGAGATGCACAAGGTCGATTTGTAAGTCCAAATTCAACACCGGGTGCCCGAATGACTGAACGAGTTACCCCCGGTAAAGGTCCGGGTCTTAGAATGGGCGAATCGCAGCTTCGTGATATGGGCTTGTTTGGTCGTCTTGCGGGTGGTGCGGCAGGTGGTGGCTCTGTCGGCAATATCCGCGACAAGATCATGAAAACCTACGGTGGTATGTAATGGCTGACACCAAGTTTGGTAAAGTAATGAAGGAATTCTATGCCGGTGATCTTAAATCTGGTTCCGGTAAGAAAGTGACGAATCCTGATCAGGCCAAGGCTATTGCAGCAGCAGAATCTAATGCTGTCAAAATGGCCCCCGGTGGTGCAGTATGTCGTCCTACCGGGCAGGGTTACCGGTCATCTCGCAAACCAAAAGGAATAGCATAATGGCAAAAGGTAAATCTTACGGCGACACCGCCAAGATTCCGCAGTCGGACTTCAGCGTCCGTGCGGAGCGTGAAGTTCTTCGGAACTCCCCCAAGTCTACCTACCAAATTAAGAAAGGTAAGTAGTCCACCACTCGTCTTCTCCACGTAACGGAGGTCACATGTACTTTGAAGACATCAAAAAAGAAATAGACCGACAGGTCACTGAGTACGAAAAACTCCTTGGGTCCAATGGCGCAGAAGACTATTCTGCCTACCGTCAATACGTCGGCACCATCTCAGGTTTGAAGTGGTGTCGGGATTTAGTCGCACAAATCCAGAAACGTGTAGCGGAAGGAGAAGAAG